GTCACACATGAACATATTTCCGAATGTCGCAACTACTAATTGCGTGATTAGTAGCCAAGTCTTAAGCGCACCTGTGTCATTATCACACTTGAATAATGATGCCTCTGTTGGTCTTTGCGGTGGATGCTGTAGTTCCACACAACAGAAAAATTTTGAGCAGTTAACTGATCGATATGTCACACTTGAACATCTCGATTTGGAGACTCTCTACAATGAACATAATAAATATATTAAAACCAAAAGTTTAGTTAAAAATAGATTTTTAGAAAATTATAAAGAATTATCGTTGAATCAACTTACAGATTTAAAGGAGGTTGTTGATACCAAAGATATTAAATCGTCGAACACTAAAGCGAAAGCTCTCGGAGGTAAACCAAAGAATGAAATAGAACAGCGAAATTTTAAACCACAAATTTTAAAAATTAAAAATAACAACGTTAAACGTTTTAGTGAAAGAGAATATAAAAAACAAGATAAAGTTGTAGATACGGCTAATGATTTTTCTTTAAATGTTAAGAAATTTGATAAGTTATTGAAAAAAGAAAAGGCAGAAAATAAAGATAAATATTTGCTTGAAGATCATTTATTAATAAATAGATTTTTAAGTAGTTATTATAAAATGACAATAGGAGAACAATATAGAATATTATTAAGTATTGAAAAAAGTTTAAAAGGAGATTTCAAACAAACTTATGTTAGAAATAGTCATATAGACTTTAGAAAATTACAAAGCTTATATAAAAATAAGAAAATTCATAGTAATTGTCGTGCAATAGATGTACAAAAATGGAATATTATAAAATATCAACCACAAATGTTTTCTATTGCTGCGTCAATAGGTAGTACAGTATTAACTGGAGCCGCAATGGCAAAAGCTAATGATACTATGGATAAAGTAAACAGTTTAGCCGATGATATGAAAGAATCAGTTGAAGATTTAACCCAAAAATATGGAAAAGTTGCAACAGATGTTAGTACATTGACACAAAAATTTACAGATATTTTTGACACAGTTTTAGGCAGTTTAAAGAATACTTTTAATTATGTTAAATTAGCGCAAGTAATTGCAAAATTAATTAGTTTAGGTTATTTAGTTAGCCAAAAGCACAATCAAACAGTTGCAAATATAACTGCTTTAATTGTTGCAGCACTCCCCGATATAGACTCGTGGGACTTCGCAAAAGTACAGAGTGTACAGCGAAGCTTAATAGATACAGTCCAAGGTGTTGTTAATAAATTTAAAGTTGGTTGGAAACCACAAGGAAAAGAAAATGATAGTTCTAGTAGAAATATATTTTCGATTATGGTATCAGTATTATCAAATAGTGTAACCGGTCTTTTTAGACCAGTAAATGAAAAAGATATGAAAAAAGATTCTGATGCTATAAATGCTTATGTTAAAGGCATAAGCGCTATGGCAACTATTAGTCAATGGTTTGCTAAAGCAATAGAATTTGCTATATATTATGTAACAAATTTTACATTAAAATCAATGGGTTATATACCTGAATTTTGTCAAGATGAAATTAAAGATTTATTTGAAGAATTTTCTGCTTGGAAATTAAATAATTTTGAAGATAAAGCTCTACGTGAAGTAGCGGCTGCAAAAAATACATTAAATTTACGAGAAAGATTATTTAAAAAGGAAATGGAACTTAAATTGAAGATAAAAGATCAAAAAATGGTTAGTGTTAACAATTTAATTCAGGGGTATGTACAAAACATGCGTACTGTGTTAGACAAAATAATACAAGAAATACCACCACATTTAAAAACTGGTGCTAATTCTGCTAGATCGGCGCCATTTTCAGTTTATTTATTTGGTGAAACAAGTATTGGAAAAACTTCAGTTTTTCAACCATTGTGTATTAATGAAGTTTTATATCATTTACAATTTAAGACTGCCTTCGAACCTTTATGCAATTGCATATTTGTTAGAAGCGTCGGTAGTGAATATTGGGAAGGGTATAGAGATCAATTAGTTGTAACATATAATGATATTTTTCAAGTTACGGCTAATGAAGAAAAAGTTATGGAAGGAATTGATGAATTAACACAAGTTATTGATGATAATCCTTATCCAATTAATATGGCTTTTGAAGGTAAAGGTAAGACGTATTTTACGTCTCCATTAGTTTTTATGAATGCTCAAAAAGATTTTTTGGATCAAGGATGGTTAAATGATAAATGTCAATCAAGAGGTAAACATATACATCGTCGTAGGAATTTAGTTATTGAGATTAAATTAAATGCTAAATATCGAAATGATAATGGTGTTGGAATAGATTTAAATAAATATAAAAAAGCTATTGATGAAGGTACACCTGCTTTAGGCGGTGACAAATTATTACCCTTAGATGCTTATGAAATTATATTTCATCATCCTACTATTAAAAATCAAACTGTATTTCAAACTAAAGATTTAGGAGAAGCAATGACATTTATAATTAAAAATGCTAAAAAACATTTTGATAGTCATGATGATTTAAAAATGAGTATAAATAAATATATGGAGAGTAGATATGAAAAGCAAGCACCAATTGTTGATGAACAATTTAAATGGAATCCACAGATGTGGTCTTCATTGAATGTTGTAAGAAATAAAGTTGTTGAATATACCAATACTACATATGATTATTTAAAATCTTTTAAAAGTAGACCTAATATTGTAGAGATGCAAAATTTGGGTCCTCAAATAGATATAAATGCTGATTTTAAAGAACCAGAATTAAATATTAATTTATGCACTTGTCACAGATTATTAGAAAATGCTTTTTTATATAAAAAATATAATGATAAAAAATTAGATTATTTTGTGTATGAACATAGTTTTGGTAAACATGTATGTTATAAAGATTATGAAGATATGATTAAACAATATGAATTATCTTCTTTTAATTTTAAGTATACGATGTATAATATAGTAGATCATTGGAAAGAATATGTTGCAGAATATAAAAAACCTGTCGCATTATTCTTGGGAATGTTAGCTGCTGTACCTCTAATTATTGGAGGAGTATCATATTTAATTAATAAAAATGAAGATGAAGATGAATTTGAACCACAAAGTGCAGAATCACATTATCGTAATAAAAAGAGTAAGCCAAAGAAAATGCGAACTCATATGCATGATCAGTCTAATGAGGATATTGATCGTAAATTGAAAGATGCTTATATAACTGCACGTTATTGTGCTAAGATAAATGATAATGAATATTTTGAATTTCAAACAGCAGAACATTTTTTTAATGTTAAAGGTAATATTTATATAGGACCAATGCATGCTAGTGATAGATTTATACAAATGGGAGAAATTTGTAAAAAACAAAATAAGAAAATGTGCATGAAACTTATATTTAAAAATAAAGCTCCAATTTATGTAGAGCAAGATTGGGTTACGTTTGTAACGTCAGAAATGTTAAAATTAAATTATGGAGACTTAACTTTTATGAATATACAAGGAATTGCACCTGGTAAAGATTTAACTCATTTTATTGTGCGTGAAGATGATGAACCATCGTTATATGGCTCATATTTAATAGGTCGTAGATTTTATGATAAAGATATAAATTTCGATATTGAACGAATAACATTGTCCAATGTAAAATTTTTAAGTCATCCTACAATTGAATATGAAAGTGATGAAACAAATATTGAATTTGGTAATAAAATCTACAAATTAAATCCTATTAATTATGTAGTTCCAGATTATTTTATATATGAAGGTGGTAATACTCGTAGTGGAGATTGTGGCATGCTTTTGATGCATGCAGATAGTAAAGTACCGCGAAAAATTTTAGGTATTCATTGTGCTGGTGAAACAGTTAGTAATGCAACTCATTCCACTAGTCAAGGAATGTCAATTCCATTATATCAAGAAGATATACAATTATGTGAAGAATATTTTCAGAAACAATTAAATATTAATAATATAAGTTTAATGGATGATCAGCAATGTATTGATACTAATGTAGATCCTTTGAAAGCACCAAAAATGTATACTCAAATGATAGATATTGGTTTAGATGTGAAAGGAGTTAGTAAAAAATTTGAATTTCAAGGAAAAGAATATCATTCGTCGATGTGTATACCAAGTAAAACTAAGATAGTACCAAGTGTAATGTTTGATGAAATGAATAATTCAAAGGTATTTGGTCCATGTAAATTTGAACCAGTTGCATTAAAACCCTTTGATGGGCCTGATGGAGAAAGAATTAGTCCTTTTTTAAAAGCACTTAAAAAATTAAAACATAGTTCACCTATGATAGATAAATGTGATTATGATGAAATAAAAGATCATATTGTAGCTAGTACATTACAATGGAATTCAGTATATAAGAAAGATATGCGATTATTAACAGAATATGAGATGTTGAATGGTTATGGCCATTTAAGTCCTATTGATGTTACAACATCGCCTGGATTTCCATTTGTACTTGAAAAGGGTAAAGGAAAAGCCAATTTTATTGATGTACGAGTTGAAAATGGAAAAAATGTTTTTTATTTAACAGATCGTTTAAGAGAAATGATGGATAAAAGAGAAGAATTAGCATCAAAGGGATTAATACCCAGTACAATCTTCGTTGATATGTTGAAAGATGAAACTAGACCGATTGAAAAAGTTCGAGTAGGAAAAACAAGATGTTTTCAAGTTGGACCTATGGATTTAGTATTGCTTACAAGAAAATATTGTGGAATGTTTATGGCTCACTGCCATGCTACCTATTTAGATGGGGAAATGGCAATAGGCATAAATCCATATAGTTTTGAATGGGATGTAATGATGAAACAAGTAATGGTATTTGAAGATTTTTTAAATGGAGATTATAGTGATTATGACAGTACTTTAGCCTATTTTATAGGTTGTTTAGTTGCTGATGTAATTAATGATTGGTATGGTGAAGAACCAGAAACAAATAAAATTATTAGGAAAGTTTTAATTGTATCGTGTTTTATTGGTTACCATTTAGCATTAAACATTTATCATTTATTTGAACAAGGTAATCCTTCAGGATGTGCATTAACAACTATAATTAATTGTGTTGCAAATATGTTTTTTATACGTTATGCATTTAAGAAATTAACACCATTTGATTTATCTGAATTTTGTAAACATATAAGAGCTAAGTTTTATGGAGACGACAACTTAGTAGGTTTAAGTAAAATTATAAAAGAATATTTAAATATGAAAACTTACAGAGATTGTATGGCTAATATTGGTATTACTTATACTTCAGTGGATAAAAGTGAAATTATTAAATTGACATATAATAAACAAGAGTTGTCATTCTTAAAGAATAATATTGTCAAAGATAAAGAATTTGGATATATTGCACTTTTGGAAGAAGATACTATATTTAATATAGCTCGATGGAGCCAAAGTGATCCTTATAACATGGAAGATCAAATGAATCGTGTTAATGATATTTTACAAAAGATAAGATTATATGGAAAAGAAAAATTTATGGTAGTACGAAATGAATTAATAAGAATCATAAAAAATGTTAACCATAAAGAAGGAGTTAATTTAGATTTAACTAAATTAATGTCTTATGATCAAATTCTTAAAATGCAATATCCGAGTAAATTTAAAGAAATATATAATTTAAATTGTGATAGTAATATCATACCTGAGTGTAAACTTGTTCATGATCTTGACATTTCTGATTCTGATGTAGGAATGTTAGTGCATGAAGAGGGCTCCATCTGTAATGATGTAAAACTAATCAGAACTCCTAGCCAATCGTCTTGTGCAACTCAGGCTAGCCGTATTAAATGTACAAACAAAACACAACGTAAAATGAAATGTCAAATGTTAAGTATAGATTATATACCTAATTATTGTGAAAATATATATAAAAATTGTCGAAATATGACAGATGAATTTATTGATAGTTATTTTGATGAACATCGATATATGAATAAATATTTAGACAAGTATCATTTTTGTACATGCGATGGTGTGTATGAATGTAATGCTTGTTATGAAGAAAATTATATAAGTGATGATGATAGTTACGATGGTCGATCGTATGAATCATACACTTATTTAGAAAATACATTACAAAATGAATATATAAGAAAATTTGTACCACAAATGATGAATAAAGTTATGGATGCACCAAGTAAAGAAGATGAAACGATTTCATCAAAAGAAGCAATTACAGATTTTCAGGATAAAGCATTATTTCAAGAAGATATTATGATACCTAAAGGTAGTAAATATATAGCGTATCCTAATGTTGATTTAGAGCGATTTACTGAGAGACCCGTAGTGATACAGGATTTTCAGTGGGCGTCTACGTCAGCAGCAGAAACATTATTATGGTCAGTACGATTTCCACAAGTTTTATTAAGTGAAACAGTTATTTATCGTAAATTACAGAATTTAGCATTTTTTAGACCAAATGTTGAAATTACAGTACGTATTAATGGAACACCTATGCATTATGGAAGATTAATGTTTGCATTTTTGCATCAAGCAGATGAAATTAACTCTGCATATAAGAAATTTCCTACGATGTTTTGTACTGATTGGAAACAAGTTAGTGCAAGTCAACAGCAAGATACAAAATTTACAGTGCCTTATGCACATATAAAGGATCGAATGACTATTACAAATGAACCAATTGATTTATGGACTTTATTTTGTTGGGTAGCAGTACCTTTGCAAAATTATTCAACAGCAACACCACCAAGTGTTGGTGTTTCAGTATTTGCAAGATTTGTTGATTTACAACTTGCTGGTTATTTACCTGATGGACCTAGTTTAGCAGAAAATACTAGTCGAGTTTTTCATCCTCAAATGAAAAGTATGATTAATGATAAGGAAAAAGCATTAAAAGGGAGAAAAGTAAAAGGAACAGGACAAGGAAAAGAAAGTTACGAAAAATCAACTGTTGAAGAAGTTGGTGATTTTGTAGATGATGCTGTGGGTGTTGTATCAAAGATAGCTAAGGGTGTAAGCTCTGGAGCTAGCGATATAATGGGTGCAGTTTCATCAGTTATGGGAATAGCGAAGTTTTTTGGACTTAGTGTACCACCAAATTCAACAAGTACAAATCCATTCCAAATAAGTATGCCTAAATGGTCATACTATGAAGATTTACCATTAACCAACGTGTTAGGAAATAATACAATGGATCAAATAAAATATGACGAATTAAAAGTGTCAGGAACAGAATTGGAAAATGTTATTTTGCATTATTGTATGCGACCTTGTTTATTAACAACTAGACAGGTGACAGCTGCAATGACGCCAGGTACAAATGTTTACCAAATATATTTAAATCCTTTGTATACAAGTTATACTTCAGATTTGATACCATTTACATTAACTGACTTATACCCACTTCCACTCTCATATGTTTCAAGAATGTTTAAATTATGGAGGGGATCAATGAGATTTCATTTATCAATTGTAGCTTCACGTTTTCATGCGTGTCGTTTAAGAATTTTATATATACCATTATGGAATAGTTCAGCAATTAGTTTAGATCCAGCTCAACATTGTGTTAATATGGTTGTTGATGTTACTGAAGAAACAGAAGTATCGTTTACGATACCTTATATGCAACAAAGTGATTGGTTGGAAGTTGGTGACTTTGGAACAGGAGTTGCAGCACAACAATCAAATGGCAATTTAATAATACAAGTAGTGAATCAATTGACAGGGGGAGCTTCACCCGTAACACCTATAACTTTTCAGTTGTTTTGTAGTGCCGGAGAAGATTTTCAGTTTGGAGTGCCATCTTTGGAAGATATAATGTTAAGAGGTGGAATTAAACCAGGCACAGTACCATTATTAGAACCACCCTTGGAAATAGAAAATAAAAATCAGAATAATTCAGATCAAGAAGTAGAATATGAATTAACACAATTATCAAGAATAAATAAATTAAAACCTCAAATGTTTAATGCATCAAATACGGAACAACAATTGAATGCTCAGAAATCAACATTAAACATAAATACTCAAAAAGCAATGAGTATGAGTACATTAAGTATGATAGATTATCCATCTATGGGAAATCTTGCCACGCATTGGAGTGTGCATGATCAAACTACTTCACCCATTCAAACATTTAAACAATTAATAAATATGGTTTCACCATTATATGTGTATTCAAGTCATATAGCACAACCAATTAGTGTGTCTTTTGACGCAACAATAAATATTTCAACTACATTAACTACTAGTAATCCTAGTGTCAATTATAATTTTATGGCCTTTGTAATGTCTATGTTTAGATATTGGAGAGGTTCTGTTCGATTTGTAACATATTTAAATATAACATTAGCATTTCCATTAAGAAATATTTCATGGGTTAACTATGCCCCACCGCTTACTTATGCAATTTTACCAGCAGCAACTTTACCGTCGCAATGGTATCCAACTGATCAAGCATCGCAAGCAACAACATATTCACCATCAGTTGAATTTACACCAATAGATATAACAGTACCATACAATAGTATATATGAACGTAAATTTACACCATTACCATTAAGACCTTTACTAGATCCAGGATCACAAATATTAACAGTTTGGCCATCAAGTTCGAACACAGGAATAGTTATTGGAATGGCAGGTGGAGATGATTTCTGTCCAGGATATCTCCTTCCACCACCTAATTGTGCGCAAACTACAGCATAAATAGTAAATAAATATTAATAAATAAATAAATTAATAATAGTAGTAAGTAATTTTGAGTGCTATTGCTCAGTTTTTAAAATAAAATAAATATCAAGTTTTTAATTAATCAAATTAAAATTGTACCAGAGGGTACTAGTAATCTTTAAATATAATATATAAAAATGTGAAAAACATATATTATAGGCAAATAATTTCTATACCCC